CTCTTGGTTACCATCTTTGATTTGTGTGTAACCGTGTTGCTCCATCCAAATGCAAAATGCATATTCCCAATTGAGCAATACACCATCGCAGTCAGTCAATATAATCTTGTTCATAGTTTGCCTTTCTCGTTGCCTATGTCTTATAATAGTAGATTTTTATAGGGTTGTCAACCGCTTAAGATTGTTTGCCACCACCAGCAAAAACATCATCTTGTTTTACTACAATAGTAGTTGCTCCACAGATTCGTAAGTCTTTCATGCGATGTACAGGATTATTGTAGACAAACACACTATCAGATCCTTCGGCTGTTGCCGGGTTACAATGAGGAGCAGTAGGACACAAACCGTCTGGTGCTGCTGGATCGCCGTGTTCAATCACCGGTATGTTGTTTATGTAAACAGTTCTAGGATTAGCAGGAATTAAATTACCACCACCGTGTGTATTAACATCGCCTCTGACTGCCCATAACCAATCTTGTGCCAATTAAAATCCACCTCTTGTTGCATCAAAGTCTCTAAACATATCATCTAATATTTCATTAAATCTTTTCAAAGACTGCGACTCTACATTATTACCAACGAGTTCTTCTTCTAATATTTGTCCCTGTTTAATGTAAAGTAAGTATAGAATTGCTGTGCCAATATATCCATATGGTTGTATAGTTCTAATACCTGGACCGCTTGGATGGTCTCCAAGTTCTCTTAACCTATCAATGTCATCAGCTATTGCAGTAAGTTGTGTAACAATGGCAGTTGTATTATTTGCAATAGTAGTACTGTTTGTTGCCACTGTTTCCATTGCTGTTGCTATTCGGTCATAATAAGCACTATAGTCAATGGCAATATCACGACCGGCATCCTCTATGACTATTGTTGTTCCTTCTATCGTAGAGGTATCTGTAGAAATTGTCATTTATGCTCCTTAAACTGCAAGTCCTGTCGTTGCTTGTACATATTGACTAGCCATTCCTTGTTCAGTTTTTTGCACAAACAGGATTATAGTTTTATTTAGTTTTAATTTAGTTTGAGGATCAACTGTAAATACCCACGGACCTAAACCAATACCACCTTCACTAGCCATTAATGCTAAAGGCTTTGTGACCGTGATAGAATTTGCATCTTCTTCAACAAAACGTGCAACTATTTCTTCGCCGGCACTAGTTCTAATAGTGACAGTGTCATTTGCTTTGTAGGGGGTTTCGATAATCATAAACTATGTCCTGTTCCTGTGTAGCCTGTGTTTTCGATGTATTGTACAAACTGTTCATAGCCACCAATTTTTTGTCCACCAACTACAATCTGTGGAAATGTTCTTGCTTCAGGAAACTCTGCAAGAACTGCTTCTCTTTCAAAATCTTTGCCTAGTTCTAAATATTCATATTGATAACCACGCTGTTCGCATAGTGCTTTTGCTTTTGTGCATGACGGACATGCTGGTTTACCCCAAATATGTATCATAGTGAAAATCCTTTAAATGTGTCTGTGCTCACATCTTGTTTTGTACCGCCTGATACATATGATGTGATTTCTGTTTCTTGTGGAGCCACTTGCACATCAGCACCCGAGATCCACTTCTGTGTCCACGGCAACGGGTTGTTGCGTGTGTTTGTGTATGGACCTTTAAGATCCACGTTCTGCATACGCTTGGCTGCAATGTATTCTACATATTCTCCAAGCAACTGCGAATTCAATCCAATCATTGAACCGTCTTTGAACAAATAATCTGCCCATGCTTTTTCTTGTTCAACAGCATCTACAAACATTTGAACGCAGGCTTCTTGTGTTTCTTCTGCAATCTTGGTGTAGTCTGGATCATCTTTCTTCAACAACTTCAATAGCATTTGTGTACTTGCCAAGTGCAAGTTTTCATCACGTGCAATTAGTTTGATAATCTTTGCATTGCCTTCCATTTTCTTCAATTCAGCAAATGCCCAACTACAAGCAAATGAAACATAAAAACGCACACCTTCCAAGATGTTCACGCTCATAAGTGTGAGCCAAATGTTTTTCTTTAGTTCATATAAATCAACTTTGACTTTCTTACCATTCACAGTGTGTGTGCCTTCGCCAAGCAAATTGTAATAGCCTGCTTGTTCAATCAAGTCATCGTAGTACTTTGAGATATCTCCTGCACAATCTACAATCTCTTCGATATCTAACATTTCATCAAAAATTTTACTTGGATTGCTGTACACGTTACGAATAATATGTGTGTAACTACGGCTGTGAATAGTTTCACTAAATGTCCAAGTCTGAATCCAGTTTTCTAGTTCGGGTAATGATACCACAGGACCAAATGCCTCTACTGGTGCTCGTCCTTGCACACTATCTAATAGGATTTGACGCTTTAGGTTTGACGTAAAGATATGCTGCTCATGGTCCGTTAAACCTTTAAAGTCTTTCGCATCTTTATAGATATCAACTTCTTCAGGACGCCAAAAGAATCCTAGTTGTTTGTCTGTCAAACTGTCAAAACTTTTATACTTTAGCGTATCATAACGCTGGATTGTGGGACCGCCTGTTGGGTCTAAAAACGCCAATACCTCTGTATGGTTGGCACGATTTTCTACGTCAAATACGCTCATAGTATTCCTCTCTCTGTATGTGTTAAATTATAATTGGGTCAGGCCCGTTTGTCAATCTTAAATTACGCAACTTTCACACGCCTCATCATCTTCAATGTGATAGCCATTTGTTTGTGGCTCTTCTGCTTCGCCAACAAGTTTGCTCACATCTAGTTCGCCTTGCCCATCATGTGTGTTAAAGTAGTACAACTGTTTGCCGCCGTACTTATAGAACATCAACATATGCTGTAACATCAAACTCATTGGAATCTTTTCATCTTCAAAGTAGATTGGATTATAACTTGTATTGACACTGATACCTTGGTCAATATACTTTTGTAGCACTGCCATGATTTTGATATAACCTTCAGGGCTACGCTGATCCCAAAGTAAATCATATTTGTTCTTCAATCGCTTGTACTCTGGCACAACTTGTTTTAGCACACCATGCTTTGATTGCTTTACACTGATAAGGCTACGTGGTGGTTCAATACCGTTTGTAGCGTTTGCAATCTGCGCACTTGTTTCTGCTGGCATTAGTGCCATTAGAGTGCTGTTGCGGATGCCTGTTGCTTTAAGCTGTTCACGCAATCCTGCCCAGTCCATACGTTCTTGGTGTGGAACTAGTTCGTCTAGGTCCTTTTTGTATGTTTGGTTAGGTGTAATGCCGTGTCCGTATTTTGTTTCCATTACACCTGGAATAGCACCTTGCTCCGCTGCTAGGTCTGCACTTGCTTTGATTAGATAGTAACTCCATGCTTCAGCATATTCATCAATCAAGTTTAGTCCTTCCGCATCAATGTCTTGATATGTTAGATCATGCTTGGCCATCCAGTATGCAAAGTTAATAATACCAACACCGATAGGACGGCGTTTTTCTGTAGATAATCTCGCAGCAAGAATTGGATATCCTTGATAACTCAATAGTGCATCTAATCCGCGAACCGCTAGAGTACACGCCTTTTCAAAGTCTGCAGGTGTACGCACATTGCCCCAGTTGATAGCACTCAATGTGCATAGGCTGATTTCACCTTCTGGATCGTTTAAGTCTTTCAGTGGCTTGGTTGGCAAGTCAATTTCTGCACAAAGATTTGATTGTCTAATAGGTGCCACGTCTGGCAAGAATGCTCCGTGGTCGTTTGCGTTATCGACGTTTTGTAAGTAGATGCGTCCTGTGTTTTTGCGTTCTTCCATAAACGCACCGAACAATGCTGCTGCCGGAATAGTTTTCTTACGGACACTTGTTTTACGCTCTGCTGCTTCATATAACTCGCGGAAACGGTCTTGATCCGCAAAGAACGCTTCGTATAAACCTGGAACATCACTTGGCGAGAACAATGTAATGTCTCCACCAGTAATCAATCTTTCATACATCAGTTTGTTAAACTGCACACCGTAATCCATATGACGCACACGGTTTTCTTCTGTGCCTTTGTTGTTCTTTAGCACTAACATGTCTTCTACTTCTAAATGCCAAATTGGATAGTAGATTGTTGCTGCTCCGCCACGCACACCGCCTTGTGAACAGCTCTTTGTTGCTGCTTGGAACATTTTGTAGAAAGGAATAATACCTGTGTGATAAGCATCGCCTTTGCGTATTGGTGATCCAATAGCACGGATACTTCCGCCGCCTATGCCAATGCCTGCTTTCTGACTTACATACTTAACAACACTTGCGCTAGTAGCATTGATACTGTCAAGGCTATCGTCAGTTTCAATAAGAACGCAACTGCTGAACTGTCTCTGCGGAGTTCTGACGCCGGCCATAACAGGAGTGGGTAGACTAATATCATGTAAACTAATAGCGTCATAGTAATCTTTTACCCATTTTAATCTTGTTTCCTTTGGATAACCCTGGAACAGTGTTGCTGCGATTAGAACATAACACATCTGTGGTGTTTCAAATATCTCACCTGTAACTCTGTTCTGACACAAATACTTACCACGCAACTGCTCCATAGCAACATAAGTTAGGTTTTCGTCACGCTCGTGCTTTACAAAGCTGTTGATTTTTTCCCACTCGTCATTATCATAATATGTGATTAGTTCAGGATCGTAAAATCCACGTTCTGTGTTACGCTCTACCAACTCTTTTACTGTGCAAGGCTCATAGCCGTTGTAAACTTCTTTGCGCAATGCATAGTTAATAAGACGACCGCCTACAAACTGATAGTTGGGTGTTTCTTCTGTGATTAAATCTGCTGCTGCTTTGATCAATGTTTCTTGAATTTCACTTGTCTTCATACCATTGAAGAACTGAATCTGACTCTTAATTTCTACCTCGCTCGGACTGAC